TGTTAACTTTGCCGTTCTTACCTTTGGCAAAGCGACCGTTAGAGGCTCGTTGCACTTTGGGAGTTCGCTTGACCTTTTTATCGGCAACTGTCTTGCCTTGGTCGTACAGCATCGCCTTTTTCAGGACTTCCACATGATGAGAGTGGATGATGTTCTGCAACTCTTCGTCCTCGAATCCGGTAGAGCGTGCGTACTCGACGATCTTTGTAAGATCGCCTGCCATCCGCTCCTCATCTCTCCAAGACGGGTTGTTCTCAATCATCCGGGTGCGCTCCTGCGCCAGCGTCTGCTGTCGCCATTGCGCCTCCTGTTGTGCCTCTCTATCCTGCTCGATCCGCATTTGCTGTCCAAGCATTTGACCAGCCTGATGCAACTCTTGGTTGCGTATCTCAAACTCTCTTTGCTTGGCAGTCCATTCCGCCGGATCGGATACTCTCAGACGATCCCAGTCAATATTCTGGAAATCTTGGTTGAGTTTGTTTTGCAACATCTCACCCAGTCCGCGTACCTGCTGTAACTGTTGCGCGTACCCCTTTGCAACTTCTGCTCTCTCTGACTCGAAGACTTTGCGTTCGTCAGCTAACACCCGGGCCTTTTCATCATTGGCCTTGTGAAACTGAGTGCCCGCTATCGCCTCCTTTAAATCGACTTGCTCGGTCTTGCCGTTGACCTTGAGGTTGATAAGGATGTCGCCGTCCTCTGAGAGGGTCAGCTTGTCCGCTTCCAATCCAAGTTCATTAGCTAAGGCTTCGAGGCCATCGCTGTCATCGGTCTCTAGCTCATTGGAGTCGTCTGTTTCGTCGTCGTACTCGACGTCGTCTTCAGACTCTTGGGCTTCTACAACTTCTGACTCTTCACTATCATCGACAAGGTCGTCGTCGTTGGGGCGGTGTACTGCCTCCTCAGACTTAAACTCCTCATCTACAGTTGGCTCATCTGCCATTAGCAGTTCCGCCACCTGATCTACGGTATTGCCGCGCTCCCCCTCGTGTTGCTGGTTAGACTCGCCGCTCATCGCGTTTCTCCTTCGTTGGTTTTCTCCGCCAGCTCTCCAGTGGTTACTAGCGATTCTAGGAACTCCTCCAGCCTATGTAGCGCCTTCGCCTGTTCCCGTACTATGTAAACTTCCTCCTCGTGGCGTGGGTCGCAGAACTGTCCGAACAGCCTCTGCTTCTCCAGCTCTAAATGCTCTTTAACCAGTGCCAGCTCTGCTCTCGCCGCCCGGCCCCTCCTCGCTTCCTTCTGAAGATCCACTTCCATTCACCGCTCCTTGGTTGTCTTGCAGTTCCTTGTTGAGATCCCTGTTGGCCTGTATCTCAAGCTCGGTCAACTTCAGCGCCGTGTTGGTCTTCAGTTGCTGTACTTGGAAGTCGTTAGCCTTGGTGTCCTTCGCCGCCTGCAACGCGGCCTTGAGTTGCTCAAGCTCCTGAGTGTGCGACGCCTTCATGGCATCGATCTGGGCCTTGAGCTGTCCGTTCTGTAGCGTGGCTTGGGCTTTTTGCATCTCTGCCTGCGCCACCGTCTGCTGTGCCTGCAACGCCTGAACCTGCATCTGGAGCTGTTGCTGTTCCTGCTCCATCATTTTCTGCTGTTGCTGTTGCTGTTCCTGTTGCTTCATCTGGCCGAACTGCTGGCCCTCTTCGCTGTTGGGGTTGTAGAAGTACTTCTCAGCCTCGCCGAGGTCGGCGATGTTAGACATGGCGTCCAGCGTGTTATAGACCTTGTTGTAGTCGACCAGAGCCTGAGCCGGGTCTTGCATCATCTGCTGTTGGATGCCGAACAGTTGCTGTAGGCCCATCATCTTCTGTTCGTCGTCAGCGGCGCCGGTTCCGACGCATACTGTCATGCGGCTACGCTCTCCCCACGTACTGGGGTCGACGTTCATCCACTGGCCACGGAACTTGTACGGCACGCTGGCGCTCTGGAACCTGACCATGAGGTCGCGGATCAGTCGGTAGGCCGGGCGTATGCCGGTCTCGGCGATACTGCGGATCATTAGCCCCACCAGCATCTCCTTGGCAGACTGCAATCGCTCGACGCCGTGTGCTGACTCTTGGTTGACAAGGTTCGACTGTCCGGCCATGTCCGGGCTTACGCCGACACGGGAATCCTTCTGCGTGTCAGCGTACTGTAGTAGCTGTAGAGCCTCGCCACCGAAAAAGGTGCCGCCAAGCTCCTGTACAGCGTTCATGCCCTTGGCACGGATAATGCCGCCGGGCCGGTTAACGAGGAGATCATCCAAGTTGACCGCGCCTTCCTGTACGACCTTGATACGATTGACCGACTGATAAAAACTGTCGAGTGTCGAGCGCAACACAGCGGTCTTTGTGTCCTGTACCTGCTTGAGCCTGTCGTATACCGACATGCCCTGAAATTTATGCGGCATTGGGATTGCGGACATCGCCACAAAGGGGATCTCCGCAATCTCTTCAATATCTAATATGTGGCTGGGGTTCGACTCCCCCACAAACGTGATCTTGCAAAGCTCGCCGATCCCGTCCTCGTTGATGTCCATGTCGAGGTACGCCTCGGTGACGACGATGAGCTTCTGGCTCTCATCTAGGTCGGACACTGTGTTGTGGTAGCTGTCGATGTCCCGCTCAAGGTGGTCGTATGCGGCCTCCTCGATAATCTCGGGGTCATACCCGGCGGCAAGTAAGTCAGAGGCAGACCGTCTGGTGGTGTGCGCCACAAATCGGGCCTCGGTCAGATCAAGACTGTCAGCGTCATCGTTGACGCGGAACTCCTCAGCCGGAACTGCCTCCACCTTAACCTTACCTTGCCGGGTAATCCGAGCCGCCGTCACCGCGATGCCGTCCGTCTCAGATCTCTCTATCTCCGTGACCTCCATCGAGGGGTCGGCCAGCAGAGCCTGCAACTGGTTCTCATCGATACCCGCATAACGCTCGACAACGCGCTCCGGGGTGTCGTCAAAATAGATCTTCCAGATGCCCACGCCGGTCAGCAGGGCATCCTTCGCCGCCTCATAGAGGTTGAGGTAGCCGTTGTTGTCCTCGCTAAAGGCGAAGTGTGTCAGGTCGGTCTCCAGCTCAGCCTGCAGCTCATCCTGCGCGGACATGGGCTGAAACTTCACGGCCTTGCCGGTCAGGGACTCCACAATGTTCGGCAGGAGCCACTCAACTGCGTCGGCCACGTCTGTGCTGACCACAGCGGATCGCCCCATGATGCCCGAGGGGGCCGGTAGCTCGCCCTCGAAGTAACGCATGGCGTCGCGCTTTGTGTTGACCAGTGCGTCGCTCGTGCAGTTCGACATCTCACTGGCAACAATCGACTTAATGTCGTCTTCGCTCATCATATATATGCGGACTCTTTGTATTCGATGGGTGCGCTCCAAGCTCCGTGTATAAAGTCTTGGACGCTGAATGCGTATGCCATTGCGTCGGCCAAGTCAGGCGACGGCAGGCTCAGTGGCGGCTTCTTCATCTCCGTCTTGGGCATTAACTGGATCTTGCCGCCTGCGTGGGGCTTCAATGGGATCCTGCAGAGTTCGCTCCGGAGCTGGGATACAAGCGGATGCTGATCGTCAATAAAAATAAGCTCATCCGGGTCGATATACTCGCCATCTTTAGCCTGATAAGTCTTCCAAAATCTTTCACGTAGTTCCCAGTAGGCCTGCGCCCTTCTGTTAAAGAATGCGTCACGGTTCTTTCGATGACCGTCAAAAAACGCATCTGGTCTCTCAGGGGCTTCTCCGCCACGGAATCCCGTAATCGTGATATTGCGGTTTCCAAGGCTTCTCTCGACCTCCCGCGCAAGTCCGAGGCCAACCCCGTCCTGATCGTAGACAAACGAGTCGCAATGGTGTCGGTCAACGAAGTCAACCGCCCAGTCGAGCCCGTCGCTCGCGGTTCCGTCGTGCTTGAGTCCCATGTCGAGGACACGTGCACCGTGTCTGACCACAACCGCCTTCGCATCCTTTCCGGTATCTGAGATATCATGCCCACAGACCTTCGCCCCCGAGTTCCTGTACTTGATCCGGTCGCCAATCTCTAGCGCCGCGTCGAACCAGTCGACTGAAATGAGTGAGTTGTCCACTTCGTCCAAC